CGGGCGTGTCGGGGTTCATCCGGGATTCAATCAGGGCACGGCTCAGCCATGCCCCACCCGAGTTGGCCGGGATGCAGTCAAGCTCCTCGCTGGCACCGTCGCCATAGAAGGCGTACACACCCGCCATCCACTCGGCCTCTTCCTTGGCCACCCAGGTCTTGCCCAGGCGCATGCAAACGCGACGGTACAAGCCATCGGACACAGCCTCTTGGAAGGTGACCCGGTGCACCGTGCCCCGGCGCTTGCCCGCCCTGATGTCGGTGATCAGTTCGTTGAACGGGTTGTCGGTGCCGTTGTGGGTGCTGATCACCCGCACCTTACCGCCCCAGATCAGCATGGCCATGGCGGCCTTGAGCAGCTCCTTGAGCTGGTCATGGAAGGCCGCCTCGTCAATCACGATGATCCCCTGGCGGCCGCGCAAGTTGGAGGGGCGGCTGGTCAGCGCGACGATCCGGAAGCCGCTATCGGGAAACTTGATCGTGAAGGTCTTGATGTTCTTGTCCTCATCGGACTCGCCATCCCAGAACCCCTCCTCGATCTCACCGGCCGCATAGTTGAATACCCGGGCCCACATCGCGCAGGCCTGGATGTACTCGATGGTCATGTCCTGGTTGTAGGCGATGTAGTAGACGTTCTGCCCACCCGCGCTGCGTGCCGATGCGGCCGACAGCACGTCGTCCGAGGCTTCACCCCAGGTCAGGCCGGTACGACGGCTTTTCTCGATCACCTTCAGTGGTGACGGATCGGCCACCCAGCGCTGCTGGTAGCCCATCAACACCGCAGGCGTGGCGGCGCTGCTGGTGTCGGGCACTTCGAAGGGGACGGCAACCAGGTCGGTCATGCGGCAATGCCCAAGATCTCGCGGCGCAGCTGCTCGACGGTGTCGGCCGACAGCCCGCCCTTTTTGGCGATCTTCTCGACGTTGGCTGCAGCTTCCTTGGCACGCTGGCGAACATCACGCTGGAAGGTCTTCAGGCCAATGCTGCTGCGGGTCAGCGTGGCAATGTTCTTGGCGGCCGAGCTGAGCATGGAGACACGCTCGCCCGCATCGATGTCTTCATCGTCCGCTTCCTGGATCGACATCAGGGCCTCGAACAGCTCGGTCTGCACCAAGGCGGTCAGCGCCTCGCTGCGGGCGTCTTCATCATCGCCAGCCTGAGCACTGATCAACTTGGCTGCTTCGGTGCTGGCTCTGATCGCCGAAAGCCGGCGCTCCAGCTTCTGGCCATAGCGGTGCACGGCGGCGCGGCTGGGCAATTCGCCGGCCTGCTCCTGCGCGGGAAAGCGCTCGCGCAGGTCGGCGATCAACTCATCCAGCGTGAAGCGGCCCTCGGCCAGCTTGCCCTCGATGTAGCTCTTGACCTGCTCAGGCAGACGGCTGATGGTGCTTTTACGGCCCATCGTGCGCTCACCAGTACTTCTCGGGCCGGGCAATGCCAGGCTCGCAGGGGATGGTGTACTCGGCCAGGTCAGTGCCGATGCGGGTCAGGTCGGCGAACCACTTGCCGCCTGGTTGCTTTTCCAGCTTCACCAGCTCACGGTCTGCCAGGTAGTCGAGCTCGCGGCGCAGCTCCAGCGGCGAGGCGTCCGGGTACTCACTCTGCGCGACCGACAAAATTGGGCCCTCGTAGGCCCCGATGGGGCGGGCGGTGTTGAGGGTCAGGATGATCAGCCAGCGCAGCGATTCGCGGCGGATCTTGGCCTGGTCGATTGGGTTGCTCACGGTCTTTCTCCCCGATGTTGAATCACAGCGCGCAGCTGCACGTTTTCGATCTTCCCGGCCAAGCCGTCGAGCTTGGCCTCAAGGATTGACTGGCCCCGGATGTAGTCATCACGGCGCACGTAGTTCATGGGCAGCTCGGCTTGAAACCGGAGCAGCTCGCGCTCTACGCGCTGCCACTGGCTGGCCTCTTCGCGGTTCTCCAGCTCGATGGATTCGAGTCGCCGCGACAGCGAGCTGAACTGCTGATCCATGGACTTCTGAACCTGACGCAAGAGCAGCTTGCCAGCGCCGCCGCATGCTGCGAAGAAGGCGACCAGCAGCAGGACCAAGGACCAAAATTCAACCTGCACAGTCACTGCTGCCCCCCGTCGATATAGTCCAGCAGGTCGACGATGCGGCCCGCACAAATGCCATAGAGGTCATAGAGATCCTTGAGAGCCACCGCCACGTTGTCGACCTCATCGCTTGGGGGAATCGGTGGAGGCGTCGGGCAGTGCACTGCGTACTCCGCTGGTAGCGGCTTGGGCGGCTCGGTCACGAGCCTCGGAGAGCTGGCGCATGACGTCAGCAGGAAACACGCAGCCAGCGCGGCTGGCCGCAGTAGAAGCGAGCGCATGTTGAAACTCCTTGGTGGTTTGGGCGTCATGCGCCGCGCGTTGGGCCAGCGCAGTGCGCATGGCCTTGCTGGCCTGGCCGGCTGCTGCGACCAGGGATTTGTGGGACTCCAGCATCTGACTCATCTCGGCCAGCGCTTGTGCGTTGGCCCGGGCGATCTGCTGGGCCTTGCCGTCCTTGATGCCTTGGGCATGACCGCTGTCATACCCAGTGGCGTGCCCGAAGGTCCAACCCATAGCGCCGCCAACGGCAACGAGGGCGGCGCACGCGATGAGGATGAGCGTGGCTTTCATGGGCATGCCCCTTGGCCCCAACCCGCCGCCTCATAGACTGGCGCCCAGCGCTTCAGGATGCGCTGGGGGTACTCGCGGTTCTCGCGCCAGTTGGCGGCTGTCCGGCCAGCATTGACGAGTTCCACGTGGCCCCACCAGCGCAGCGGGTCGAGCCCCTTACTCGATGCCAACGCCTGGTCACGCTGAACCCAGCCCAGGCCGCCGTTGTAGCCGGACAGAACCATTGCCATTCGGTCACATGCGCTGGTGCCCCGCACGCGGTCGAGAATCCATTTGTCGTAGCCCACCATTGAGCGCAGTGCCCAGGTTGGGTTGGTGGGCTGGCACTGGGCCGGTGTGAGCTTGTTGACCTGGCACCACCAGGCGGCCGTAGCCGGCATGAACTGGGTCAGGCCTTGGGCACCCACAGGGCTGACGGCACCGGGCTGCCAGGCGCTTTCCTGGTGGACCTGGGCGGCCAGTGCGGCCACTGGGGCGTCCAGGCCCCATTGGGAGTGAGCTGCGCGTGTCAGCTCGTTGCGGTACCGGTTTGCTGCAGTGGGCACCTGCGCATCAGAGGGCTGGTGCCATGATAAGGTCACAGCAATAGCTGCAGCTGCGAGCCACGGAACCAAGCGGTGCCAAGTGGGCGGGCGGCGCATGGTCAGGCCCCCAAGCCCATGGTAAGCATCGTGGCTGCCACGATGACAGCTCGGCGAATCATGGCCCAGCCCATCAAGCGAATCATGGCCTCGTCGGTCACCGAGTGAAGGGTGCAGGTCTGCGACTGTGCATCACAGACGGCCACATCAACCTTTTGACCCTCAAGCTCCTCGAGCGCAAGAAACGAGTCGGGCCGAGCGTAGGGGAATAGGCTGCGGTCGATCCAATAGCCGACCACGGCAGCCAGCGTGACCAGACTTGCCTTGTAAAGGCTGGTGGGCAGCTGCTGCGGTGCGATCATCCAGACCAGCACCGTCAGCAGAAGTGCCAGCAGCAGCCATTCGAACATGCGCGGGGCGCGCAGCGACTTGGGGAGTGTGGTATGTGTGCTCATGCCCAGCATGTTGCTGGGCAAGGTGGTGAGCGAGTTAGAGGGAGCGCTTCAGTGATTCATTGCTTCGAAGGGCAATGCACTGGGCAGAAAAAAGCCCGCACGTTGGCGGGCTGCAAACCTTGGTGAACCAAGGCTGGGGTAACTACTTAGTCAATGCTGGCGCAGACTGAGCGGGGGCGCTAGTTGTAGCTGTTCCAGATGTCACTGGTTGTGCAACTACGGCTGTTGCCGTAGTTGCCAAACGGCCATCAATGCTGGACTTCACAATCCATGAGACGGTGCCCGCAGTTGCTAGGCCAATCGCAATCATCGTAGTAACGATCCAGCGCAAATTGACGGCCGATTCTTTGTGCATCTCAGAGCGGAGACGCTCCACATTCAGATTTGACTCGCCTACCGCTTTGTTGATGTCCGATCGTAGAGTCTGGAAAGACTCTCCCTGCTGAGAGATCATGACCTTGATTTCGGAACGGAACTCGACCTCTGCCTGCTTCGCAGCCAGTAAGTCCTTGTCGACCTGCAGTCGAGCGTTTTGGAACTGGAGAGAGATCTCTTCGCGGGTAGGAGATGTCATGGTTTCGCTAGTATAGGCTTCGGCATCTTTCTGAACTTCACCGGCAGACAATGTGATCACAGGGCTTTCCAACACATGGTGAGCAAATTGCCATGAACTTGGTGGCAACCCAGCCGCCGCGGAATAGTGCCAATGGACCGGTTGAGAACCAACACTGCCGGGCGGATCAACATGGAGAAGTTCCGATTGCTGACCCTGAGAATTTGCTGTAACAATCTCGAGGAACTTCTGGCAGTTAGGGTCGAAGGGGGGGTCAACCTTGGGTTGCATCTTTCCTGTCTCCAACTGTACCCTGGGCCATTGCAACCTCGGCCTTCGGCTCCAATCCTTCTATGGTCTTTACCATATGTTCAAAGAAATTTTTTGGGAGTTGAACGGACGTCCTGATCAACCTCTTCTCTCTCGCGCTGTGCTTCTCGCCAACGATAACCGGCACAAGAATGGTGTCAATGAACGTTAGAAGATATATGACGTCGCCGGTCGCAGTGACCGCCCTTGAAACCGAATACTGGCTAGGTTGGTGAGCCACATAGTCGTCGGCGAACTCGGGATCGGTCGCAAACGTAGTCGTTGGTGTTGTCATGTTTTCCCTTTCTGGTTGGTTGTAGATAAATCAAATGTCACTGTGACCTTCGAGGCTTACTTCCCTCCAGATACAGCATCCCCTCGATCTTGCTCGGTGCAATTTGACGAGGCTTAAGCCTTCAATCAGTTGACTCAACCTCGCTGAAGGCATTTGGCAAGGCTGATCT